GTTCACACAATTCATCCCGCCAGTCGTAAATGAAGCCTTCCTGGAATTCGTCGAGATGCACCCACATGTCGTTCATCGCGGCGAATCGGTTGCGCCCGAATCCGTATTTATCGTGAAGGCAGCTGAACAATAATGTCGTCGCCCAGTCCGTACCGCTTTCGGCCCCGGCTTCACGCCGCAACTCTGTACGCGCCCTGTCACGTTTCGCCAGCGCCCGGCTGATAGCGTTCATCGTACCAGTCCTTTCTTGCGTACCATGTAAGCGCCGTATGACAGCCCTGCTTTGCGGGCGGCCGCAATGTCATCATCGAGGCCCGTCCGGAGTCGGCTTTCAACGGCCGCTTCTATAGCTTTATCTCTTGTTCGTTTCATACGGTTGCGCGCCTGGATAATCGTTTTCGGTCGCATGATCTGGTAGTAAATCTTCTTCCACGCGTCGCGGCAATCCGGGCATACGCTGAATCCACTCATCATGGGCTTATCGCATACGATGCAGGTAGGCCGGCGTGTATAGCCCTGTTTTCGGTAGGCGTCCCAGTCCCAATAGCGCTTCGTAAATTTATCGAGGCAGGACTGGCACAAGCGCTGTGCTTTATATTGCGGGTCGAATTCATCCCCGCACACCATGCATTTACTCATCTTGCTACTCCTCTCTTCATGACGATAGCCATACTCACAAGTCCCGTGTTCTGGTCCAGCCAGAACCTCATGTATTCGTTACCCATGCGCATGTTACAGGCCAGCCCTTCTTTAAAGGCGGGTACGTTCTTGATAATCAGTTCGTCCGGGATTCCGGGGACAGCCCGGCGGGCGAATTCTATTACGTCTTTTGGTACGTCATCCAGCGACGGCGGTTTCTTTTCTTTGTCCGGCCGCTTTGTCCATTTGCTTCTAAGGTCGTCAATCATGCCGTGGATGCGCTTGCGCCCGGCTTCATTGACCGGCGCTTCCGGGAGTGCCCGGTAGTCCGGCACGGCGTTGATTTTCCGTTTGACTTCCTTCTTGATCATCGTCACGCTCGGCATAGAGTCGGCGCCGTCAATCACACGGCCTACGGCCCGTAATACGTCGCCGTCGCTGTAGCGTTCGAGTTGGAGCATCATCGCGCCAATGAATTCTTCGGCGTTCTGTCCGTCAAGCTTCCAGGCGTCATTTGGATAGGAGCCTCTTAAAATCTTCATAATATTTCTGGCCGTTTCGGCTGTCATATTCCTTGCACTTCCTTTCTAGTTCCCTGTCATTTTCCCGTAGCCGTTCGTCACGGGTCTTATACCGTGGGCGGTTATCCCGCCGTTCCCAGGTACGTACAGCTGCCTTCCAGTCCTTCATTTTATTCTTGCCTACATACCATCCCTTACTTTCGTAGAAGTCCACAAAAGATTGAGGGTCAACCAGGTTACCGCGTTCGGTGCAGTACGCTTGTACTTCTTCCAAAGTTGGTGGCTTGAATCCACCTTTTGGAGCGGTGGCAGGTTTACCTGCCCTACTCTTTTCAGTATTATTCTTTTCAGTCTTACTATATTCAGTATTATTAGTGTTTAATTTTTGTACTTCTTGATGTCTATTTTTTAGACTTCCTGAAGTATAATTTTTAGACTTCTTGATGTATACCTTGTTTGGCTTGCTGAGTCCCTGTCTGACAATATCAATCAGCTCGTATTCCACTAGCTGCTTCATTGCCTTGACACACGTTGCGTGGGAAATATCCATCAAGTCTTGGATTTCGTCCTGCTTAAACATAAGGTAAATGTCGCCGTTTTCGTCGGCCCAGCCGTTGCTCCGTGATAGGTGCATACGGTCTTTCAGCATTGCGTAGATCAATTTAGCGTTTGCATTTAGACCTTTATAAAACGGATTCGTGAACAAAACCTTGGGAACCATATAGAATTGTTCGGCGTCAATATCCCATAATTTAAAGCGTTCCATTTATTTCAAGCTCCTTATCCTGTGACATCCAGTGCTCGTATAGGGTGTTGGCTTTACTTCGATGTAGCCTTTATTTTCCAGGTCGTCCATTATCTTTAGGACTTCGGCCTTATCAGTGTCTAATAGCCATTCCGCAAGCGCGGCGATCTGAATGTCATCACCGATACCGACATAACCTAGAAACGCTTTTTCTCGCAAGGTTAAATCATCAGCGTCTAGGTATTTTACGGGGATGAAAATGCCTGTAAATTGTTCATCCATGTTAATCTCTCCCTCTAATCTTTTGGAATCGTTCTCTCATCTGCCTAGCTTGTGGGCCGTGCGCCAGTTCGTGGCAGTCCCGACAAAGTACAATTAGATTGTCTAAATCGCTCGTCCCGCAGTGGGAACGAAATGTAATGTGATGGATTTCCGCAGCAGGTGCGCCGCAGTTTTCACACAAGCCGCCCGCCCGTTCATAGGCCGGAAGGCGGTTCTTTCGGTATAGCGCGTCGTCGCGGCGCTTTCTTTTATTCATCTCGTTCGGGCCTCCAATCATCAATGAGCGCCTGGACCCATTCTCTATCCTCGACGTTCGCGCCGATCTGACGGGCCTCGTCGACAAGACAATCAATCAAGCGGCTCATGTCGTGCGTGTCATACACGCTTGAGCCGGCGTATAAGTGCAGGACGGTACAGCCCTTGACTTTACTGGCCCCGGTGTCAATGGCAATCCATCCGATACCGTTGTGACGCCAGTCCCGGCACACGCTGGCCGCGAGTTTTTGTTGGACACATATTGGCGTAAATCCCTGTGAATCCTGGATTGCACCCCGATACATTTCCTCTTTGCTGACGTACTGCCCGTCAGCAGACAACTTTTCTGCTATCCGCTGGCACAACAGCCAGCAGTAAGCATTGGCATCGAGTGAGCGTTTTTTTGAATAACGCTTAATCTCGATGGAGTAATCACCGTCGACTTTGATGTTATTTAAGTCTTCGGTGAGCGGTGCGGGAATCAGCAGCATATAGCCGCCGTTCCCTTTCAGCACCTGCACCCCTTTTGAATGGAACCTCATTCTATACGCCTTCCATCAGTGCGGCGTCGTCTTTAGCCTTCACCGCATCGACTAATTTATCGATGTTTTCGTAGAAGGCCTTTGCCTCTGCAAGGGACAATTCCTTGAAATGCCCCTTATTGAATTTTGCTTTGAGCAACGGCCCGATGAACATGACGGCCTCATTTGCTCTAGCCCAGTCAATGACAAGCCGGTAATAGTCATCAACAGAAGTTGGCTTTTTTTGCGTCTGAGACGAGCTAGGCGCGTTTTTTTCGGCCTGTCGTCCTGCTTTGGTGCAATCACCCTTAGCGGGGGCGTTCTGTACGTTAGAACGGCTCTGATGGCCTTTTGTGGCCATATTGGCGTCATCATCATCGTCCCACGCTACACCCAACACGGCAGACAATGAATACCGTCTTGCGTAAGTAATGGCTGAGCCGCCAGATTGCGGATCATTTTTTACTGCATGTAGCATGAACGGGTCACTTTCAATCCATTCACCGCTGTCGTGCATCAGGAGTGTTGCTACTCCCATATCCTGCCCGTTTGATACCGGGCTTTGTATGAAAGAAAGTCCATTTGCCGCCAGCACCGGGCGTACCGCATCAAGAAGCCCGTCCAATGCTACGTATTTACTTTTAAAATATGGATTGTCTTTGTCTCTCGCCGGGTCTTTGATATCGGCCTGGAATTTTGCTAGTGCCTTTGCAAGGTTCTTTAACTCGTCGCTGTGTTTCATGTTGTCAGCCCCTTTATTTAATCTGGATGTTCATATTTTCAATCAGTTCAGCACCCGGAACGTCTTCCCCGCATGTCAAGGCGTTCCTGATGGCTGTCTTGTCGACTTTCGGAGGCTGTGCGATCAGGAATGTTTCCGGCAGCTTCTTTTCGTCGGTGATGGTGACGGCTTTGCTCTTCCGCCAGCCGATGGAGAATTCCGTTCCCTTGACCTTTTCACCGTCGAGGACGTTGGCAAGGTAGCTTTCCAGCTGTGCGGCCTTGTTTTCTGCCGCCTTCTGCCGTTTATAGAAGGCTTCCTTTTCTTCCTTGAGTGCCTTCGCGTCGGCTTTCAGATTCTTGACCCACAAGGCAATGTTTCGGATTTTTTCGCTACGTTCCATTTTCAGCAGGGAAAGTTTTTCCAGGTCGATGACTTCCCCGGTTTCCATATTTACCGTCGTACCCGGTTCTACTTCTACGCAATTCAGAATTGCGCCGTTGATTTCATATAAGCTTGCCATGGTTATGCTCCTTCCCCACAGTCGCGATAGAAACGCGAGCGGTCGAAAATAATACAATGTCTGGCTTCGTCAATGTCATCACGGAGTTCTGCAATTTCATTGGCGAATTTATCCACATCCCGAAAGTCTTCCATTTCATCAAGGATAGTTTCGAGGTAATTAACATCATCTTCCAAAGTGTCCGTCAGTTCCGGAAATGAGATATTCCCCCGAAAACCGTCACCTTCATTGGCTAAACTAATAAGGGATTTTCCCCAGTTAGAAGGTAGCGTCCATTCGTGCGGCTTCTCGGGATACATTTCAAGTAACTTCTTTCCCAATGCTTCGCAATCATCAGCCAGTTCTACGCTGATAGCTTTTGATTGTTCGCTCAAAAGGTCATATTTCGGATCTACCCAAGGATGAATCGGATACGGATTATACTTTTTCATTGACGCCCTCAACTTTCTGCCTTATAATTAAGGCAATCAACTAAATACATCTAGCCTCGTAGGCCTTGCGTAACCGTCGCAAGGTCTACTTTGCTATTACAATCTTCTGGCCGACTTTAAGGCCATGGTCCGGCGCGATGTCATTCAGCTTCGCAAG